AGCCATCGCTGCTAGAGCCGAAGGTATTTCACAGACAACTCAGATGGACTAGACAACGATTCAGGTCAGGGTGCTATGTACGTCTACACTGCCATGCTCTGGAATTTTTGATTGCCAAAAACATCCTGGTGGACGGTAAAGGAGTTCAAAAACGTCTACAGGTTATATAGCCGGATGGAAGCCACACTAGATGAGGCCATGCCGAGAAGCCGCCGAGGTTCCAATAACTATTACTGCATGAGCAACCGAGCTGTTTTAGCTAGCCGGTTGGATCAGTTCGAGGCCATCAAGACTATTGAAGGCCTGCGGGATTTTTGGGGTTCAAGATATTACAAGGTCAACATGGAAAGTTGGTGGCGGCACGGAACCATCGAGTTCCGACATCATTCGGGCACCATCGAGGCCGACAAGATCATCAACTGGATCGTATTCACGCAACTGATCGTAAACCGGGCAGAATCCAGCCGCAAGCTGAAGGTAAACCTTGATGATAGGAGGTATAAGAGAACTAATCCTTGGCGGCTAGTGGCGGTAGAATTTGCCCTTCACAATAAGGGTGAACAGATGGACGAACTCGTAAAGAGTGCGATCGAATGGATCGCAGGGAGGATCACCCATTTTCGGACCCTGGAGGCAGCTGCATAGGCTGCCTCCTAGAACTGGAGGTATAAGCAGTGTTTAGAGTTAGATGGACGGATGATGGAGAGATCTTTGAGGGTACTTCTTCCTGGGCAGAAGTGGTTAATGCGATGCGGCTTTCGATGAGGCTGGATCCAGATCCGGACATTAAGAGCTACATGGCCGGGGTTAAGCGCCGGGTGAAGGAATGGAATGGTTCGGTCATCAGAGATGATGATCCGGAGCATTTCATCATGGATTTGGCCGCATGTGGCTTCATTGAGATTCTGGAAGGAGAATAAACAGTGCAGCGAAGGTATTATTTCGCCTATGGATCGAATCTGAACAAGGCGCAGATGCTAAGACGCTGTCCGAATGCAGTTCCCATGGGACGGGCCGATTTGAACGGTTATACTCTGGAGTTCCGACGGGTTTTGACCATAGTGAAGCGCCCAGGCGGCATCGTAAGAGGGGGCATCTGGCTCATTTCAGAGACGGATGAGAGAGCGCTGGATCGCTATGAGGGATATCCGGGATGGTACGAAAAGCACTTCATCACCTTCCCTGATGGTCTTACGGCCATGACCTATATCTTGACCAAAGGGAAGGAAGCGGAGCCTTCGAAGGGCTACTTGGATGTCTGCCTTCAGGGGTGTATGGACTTCAAGATCGATCCTCAGGGGCTTTTCAGGGCTTATCTGAAGAGCGCAAGGAAAGCTGGATAACAGGGCCGTCGTGCCTTAATACGAGTCGAGGGTTTACGGCAGGATGAAACGTCCTGCCTTTTTTGTTAGGTGGGAGAAAATGAAAGGGGGTAGATCGTGAAAATGCGCTTCCTATCGGCATTTGGATGAATTTGGACGCAGACAAGAGTTGCTTTTGATGGTAATATGTTGGTAGTGGTAGTGATACTACCACCAATACCAATATGAAAGGATGAACGAGATGGCTGTGGCTATGACATTCAGAGGCTCAAGGCTTTTAGCTAGGTCGGTTACTAGGACAATTCTTCCGGACAAGCTCGAAATCAAGGATGGGAAGGTGCATATCACTCGCCGTGCCTGGTTCGGCCTCAAAACAGATGAGGACGAAATTCGCTTGAAGAGGATCGCATCTGTACGGGTTAAGCGCGGTATCCTCACCGGGAAGATCATCATCGAGACATCGGGCGGCGGTATTCCAGAGCTTGAGTTCTCCCGCATCTGGAAGTGGCAGGCAAAGAAGATAGCCAAAGCCATCCGGGAAGCCCTTTAGGCCGTCGTTGCTAAGTGATCGAACCTTGAAAGGAGAATAGAGATGATAGTCAACCTGAAAACAGGGGAAGCCCTGGATTTCGCAGCGATGTCTGATGAGGAAATCGTGGCGCAGCTTAAGGACTTGGAAGAAGTGTTTGAGATGGCTCGTATGGCCCGCGATACAGCGCGGGCTGTTTTGATAAGCCGGATGGAAGCCGAGGGTGCTACATTGAAGCTTACTCCCTTTGCCAAAATCAGGCTCAGGAAACAGTCTAAGATTCGGGATCGGAAGCTTGTTGAGGCCCTCTATAAGATATGCCCGCCGGAGCTTAAGGCAAAGTGCTTCCAGATGGATCTCCGGCCTCTGAAATCGGGCCTTAATGAGTTGGCCAAACTGGGAGACGACTGGCGGCAGAAGGTGGAAGCAATCTACGCGGACACTTGGACGCTTAATGTGGAGTGGATTACCCCTGGGGAAATTCAAGCTGCAGATGAACTTGATCTTGCCGAGATTACGGACATTCCATTCTAGCGTTTAGCCTTGACCGAGGGCTGGATATGAAAGGGGATTTCAATGACCAATATCAATCAAAAGCAGGCTGTCAACAGGGTGAAACAGGCCGTGCCGATCAACTGGGATGAGATACCATCCGATCCGAGGCAGCTGCCTTTTACGGTGCTCGTTGAGGGCATGCAGGGAGTGGGCAAAACCCACTTCTCCATGACCTTTCCAGAGCCCATCTTCATCCTCGATACTGAGAACAGGGCTGATGTCGTGGCCGCGAAGTTCGCCGGCACGAAGAAAGTCTATCGGAAGAAGATCACGACCTTCAATGACATCCGCCAGATTCTCATTCAGAAGGTCTTCCCAGAACACAACAGGGGAACCATCGTGATCGATTCCGGCTCCGACCTCCAGGCCCTGGCCGAGCTTGAGTACTTGGAGGAAGCGAAGGTGGAGAAGATCTACCCAACCTACATTTGGGCCCGTGTTTGGGAGAAGATCGACAATATGCTCAAGCTCATCCGGGAGAAGGGTTACTACTGTGTGGTAACGGGCCGGATTAAGGACGAGTACACAGAGGACGGCAAGAGGACGGGCGATTACGTCCTGGAGGGGTATAAGAAGCTCCCCTACCGCGTAGACATCCACCTCCGGCTTCTGCCAAACTTCACCGCCGAAGTCTACAAGAACGGCTTCCGGAATGAACCCATCGATCAGGTGAGGGTGCTTGAGAGGCCCTCGTTCACCGAGATCATCGCCAAACTTGTCATGGGGGCCCCGGGGGAGATAGTTCTCCCTCAGGTGGAGCTTGAGGAAGTGAAGCCTAAGGAAGAGAAGAAACCGACGGGGAAAAGCCCAGCTAGAGAGGTCAAAGAGAAGGCCGAACCTCGCGAGAGCGATTTAGAAGCCCAATATGACGCTGTTCCAAATTCAGAGGGTAATCACCTTACCCCTCTCGAAAACGAGGCTCCTGCGGCTTCTGGTGAAGTCAATTTGAACAAGCTTGCCGCCAGAGAGGATATCATGGAGGTCTACAAGTACGGGTTGAAACTGGGCCTAGATAACGCTACCCTCAAGATGCTGCTCTACGACATTCGAGGCGATGAAGTGCAGGATCACGACAGGCTGACTGAGGGAATGACGGTCGGAGAGCTTCAGGAATGGCAGAAGAACATAGACATCATCGCGACGGAATACCTAGGTGTTGAGAAGTAGGAGCTGGCGGCTCGAATGAGCCGCTTTTTTTGATGCCATGAAATGACAGTGCTGGTACTGCAGATATGGGCTGGTAAGGAATAATGATTAGTGGTAGTATTACTAGTGAAGGTGTTGGAAAGGAGAATTGTGCCGTGAAGAATGTCAAACAATGGATCGAGGAAAACCCGCTGCTGGTGTTCAGAAAGAACCAGGGCCTGTCGAGGATGGTCTTCGCATCGCTCGTGGGAGTCTCAGTGAGCGCGGTGCAGAGCTGGGAGTGCGGCGCTAATACGCCTAAACCAGAGCACTTTCAGGCATTGGCCAATGTGATGGGCAGAGACATCGAGCAGGAATGGAAGGAATGGCTTAGCAAAAAGCCTCAGCTTACGCTAGAATAGCAAGAGTATTATCACTCATTCCCATATCTGGAGGATTTTCAATGGCGTTGAAAGGCAAAAAGGGCTTCACACCTATCGCAATCGTTGATATTGATGAGTGGGAAGCCATCAGGAAGTACTGTGCCAGACGGGATGTCTCTCGTGGCGGCGACTATGATTGTCCCTGTGGGGGCGCAATTAACATTTGGCTGCAGAAGGACTGGCTCAGCCCTGACGGTGAGCTGCACGGCGCATTCTACCCGGATTTTTCCGAAACGACGATCGGGATGGTCAACGTCTATTTCTATACCGGCGCATATCTGAATGAGAACCACGAACGGCCTTGGGAAACCGAGGACATAGAGTATAGCTGGGAAGGAAACTGGTCGCCGGCAATGGGTCGCGAGCATTTCATGGAGGTTTTCCGTGCTGCGTTAAACAAGGAGTATGCCCACGGTCTAAATGAGATCTTGAGCTCTATGGACACTTGAGGATATGCGAAGTAATGTGGCGCGGAAAGGCAGGTTTTTAGGCTCAAAAAACGAAAGATAACATAGGTTTTCTTTCGTTTTATCGGAGGCGAGAATCGTGGCAATCGAACTCCAGCATGGTATCGCGATGTATCTTCAGCCGAGGCTGAATGCATCCAACGACAGGATAATTGAACTGTGGTTGTCTCG